GGTTGTCAGGTGTTCAAGAAGTCAGCTGACTTTGACGAGTTTATGGTCATCGTTAAAAAAGCCGCAGCATTGCACGGGAATTCATTCACTTACACATTATTAAACTCAAACGAAATATGAAGTTTTTAGATTTCTTCAAAGGTGACAAAGGACAAGCATCATCCAAAAGATTCGTTGGCATCATCGGTGCTTTTGTTTTGTTTGGCACTATGGCTCACAATTCTCTTAGTCCTGCTGACATTGTACCTTCTCCCGATTTGGTTAGTGCAGTAGAATTCATCGTGATTGCTTGTCTCGGATTTACATCAATAGACAAGTTCTCTAACAAAAAGGAATGATTGCTATTTAGTAGAGATGATCTTCCAAAGAATTAATTTTCACGACAATGTTCTTCCCGTATTCAAAGAGAATAAGGCGAAGGGATATGTCACTTTCGGAGCGGACAATCTCTATCCCGAATTTCTTATAGAACTATTTAACAAATCCCCTAAACACAATGCAATCGTTTCTTCAAAAGCTTCGTATATATCTGGAGTTGGCACTAAAGTATTTGGACAAAACACAGTCGACATTGCCAAAGCCGAAGCCAAGATCAAAGCCATCAACGCCTACGAAACCCTTGACCAAGTCAAAGGTAAAATAGCGTACGACCTTGAGTTGTTCAATGGCTATTGCCTTGAGGTAATTTGGAACAAAGCCAAGACGGCAATTGCTGAGATTTACCACATCCCTTTCAAGAATATCCGCAAAGGACTTGAAGGTGAGTATGTGTATTGCGAGGATTGGACTGACCGCAAAGCGGAGCAAGTTCACTATCAGCCATTCAACGCAACAACAAGAGAATCAAAGTCACTTTATTACTGCCAATTCTACCGACCGGGACAAGGCGAATATCCTTTGCCTGATTATGTTGGTGCATTAAAATATATTGAGGTTGACACCGAGATTTCAAACTACTATTTGAACTCAATCAAAAACGGATTCACCGCACAAACTCACATCCAGTTGTTCAAGGGAATTCCAACACCTGAAGAAGCTCGTGCAACTGCAAGACGATTCAAAGAGAATTATCAAGGCACGGACAATGCCGGTGGACTTATCATCCAATACAACGATCCACAAGAGAAAGAGTCGGTGATCAGCAACTTGCAACCGTCTGACTTTGACAAGCAATTTGACCTACTAAATAAGACCGTACAACAAGAGATATTTGTTGCACACAAGGTAAACTCACCGATGTTGTTTGGGGTGCGTGTAGAAGGTCAATTGGGTGGTCGTAGCGAGATGATTGAAGCGTATGAGATGTTTCAACAATCGTACATTGAACCCCGTCAACAAAAGATTGATGATACTTTGACTTACTTGTTTGAGTTCATCTCTCCAGTTCGTTTGGAAACAATTAACAAACCACCGATTGGAGTTGATTATGTTGCCTTGTTTACTGCTGGACTATTGACTCAGAACGAAGCTCGTAAAGAATTAGGATTTGAAGAGATTGAACCAACCGTTGCACCCGTTGCCTTGTCATCACAAAATCCTTTTGGATGGGATGATGAGCGTGACTTGGCGGTGTTTATGAAGTATGGCGAACCTGCTGAGAACTTTGAACCGATGAAGTTTGACTTCGCATCTGCGATTGAATCAGCCATCTTGAATGTGTTGAAGGAAAACAAAGGTTTGCAGATAGGTGACATCGTAAACATCACCAAACTTGATCCACAAGTGGTGGTTGATACCATTGCGAAATTGAATGATGCCAAGTTAATCAAAGGATATAACGAAGGATTGGAAGTAACCCCAAAAGGATTGGATGAAATCAGTCAACTACAAACCGAAATCGTTGTCCGTTACAAGTACGCACTTGCACCAGGAATGTCGGGTGGAATACTGATAGCCGGATCGCGTGATTTCTGCAAACAAATAGTTGGTAGCAATCGCGTTTATTCTCGTGCAGATATTGATGCGATGTCATTACAAACGGAGATTGATGTTTGGTCAAGACGAGGTGGATGGTATCACGACCCCGTGAGAGATGTGAATGTCCCACAATGCAGACACATTTGGCAACAACAATTATTAAGGAGAATTAAGAAATGACAAACTTTGTATATTTCATAAGCACCACTTATCTCAAGGACAACAGTCCGTTGAATGAGAATGTGGATGATAAGTTGCTGAAGTCAGCAATCAAAGAAGCTCAAGAGATCTATATCCGAGATGTCATCGGTTCAGGTATTTATAATGAGTTGCAGACACAAGCATTTGCAGGAACTCTGACCAACTTAAACACCACCCTTTTAGATTCATACATTGCACCTTGTTTGAAGTATTATACTCTGACCGAGGCAATGCTACCAATGACATTTAAGTTGATGAACAAATCGGTTGCATCTCGTGAATCTGACAATGCTCGTGCAGTATCGGTTGAGGAAATGACATTGATTGAAGGCAGATATCGTGACAAAGCGGAATATTATGCCAATAGGTTGCGTGATTACTTGCGTACCAACACCAACGACTATCCGTTATTCTTGAATCCAGGCAATACCTTTGACACCATCAGACCAAAGAACACCGCATTCAGCGGAGGAATTTATCTACCGACAAACTATGACGATTGTTTCTGGAACTATGACTTCCCCCACGAGGACAAATAAGTGGCAGAAGAACAACGAAGCCAAACTTCTCAAATTCCTAAAGAATGACCCTAAACCAAATCATCACAAAAATCCAAGAAGCAGCCGAAAGCCATAAGATGGTCGGTCACTTTGGTGTAGGTCAGCAGTCCAATCTCACGGTTGAGAATGTTGAGTACTATCCGCTTGTTTGGTTGTATCCTGATGGCTTTAATTTGCAATCAGCAGGTAAGTTGATGACATACAACTTTGCTTTGATTGTGATGGATCGTGTTTTTGAATCTGAATCCAACACGATTGAAGTGCTTTCGGATACGGCTCAGATTATGGCTGACATATTTGCTTTGATTGACAACAACAATCAATCAGATGGTGACTTTGAATTAAGCATCAACGGGAATGCCACTCCTTTCTACGATGCGAAAACTGATATACTTGCTGGATATGCAATCAACTTCCAAATCCTCACTCCTTATTTGGCTAATAGTTGCGTTGTTCCTGTGTAGTGTAGTGTGGTCAATGTTCAACTTTGAAGAAGAACACCGACCCATCCCACCGCAGATCAATGTCGAGATGCACGAAAGAATTGTAGAGCATACCAAGATAAAAAGAATAAAGCTCATTGAAGAAATCAACCACTATGACACGATATTTCTTGATACTTTTGATGCTACATCTTCAGGGCTTGAAGGGGCAATCAATCTCCATAGATTCTGCGACTCTACGCTCGGCAAATAGTTACTTGGTTAAAGGTGCAATCGCACGGCAGAAAGTAGGGCAATTGATGAAGATTGTCCAAGCGGATTCCATCATCATTGACCAGCAAGATTCAATCATCATCAAGCAGAAGTTGAACATCGGATATCTGAAGGATGACAACAATGCACTTGTCAAGCGAAATAAAGCCATCTCACGAACTTTAATCAGTTACAAGATGCTGAGTGTAGTCCTAACCATTTTAAGCGTTGCAATATGGCTGAAATAGATTTATCCAAATTGCCTGATGCGTTGGATACTTATTTAGGTGATGCATCGCAAGGTTCACTCCTTCAGCAGATCATCGTTGAATGGTGGAATAAGAAAGTAATCCCACCGATTTGGGCGAATCTTGATGCCAACGGAACAAACGCATCATCCAAACTCCGACAATCTTTTGCACCAGGCAACATCACCAAGTCACCGACATCCATCAACACAATCTTGTTGGCTGAGGATTATTGGGAGTTCATTGAATACGGAAGGAAGCCAACACGAGGAGGACATATTGAAGGCACTCCTTACTTGTGGCAATCGTTAAAAACTTGGATCAGTCAAAAGGGTATCAAACCGGCTGAAGGTCAAACATACGATTCACTTGCCAAAGCCATTGCTAAGAAGATTCACCGCAGCGGAACTAAGCCACAACCATTCCTTGAGAAGGCATTCACGGAAAGCATTCAGATGGAATTGGTCAACGAGTTGAACGCAAGATTTGGGGATTTGATATTTAGTGAGGACATAAAAATCTAACTAAAAGGAAAATATATTTGCATTACTGATTTATTTATTTTACTTTTGCTCTCGTTATGGATTACACGAAAGCAATTGAAATCATCAAACTGAAACGCAGACAAGGTCTTTATCAGATTGTCGCAAGAAAAACGGGAGTATCACTTCCAACTGTCAGAAAGTATTTAGTGGAGGGAAACATCGTTTCTCCCAAAGCCAAAGCCGTCATTGAGATTGCATTGAGGGAGGTGTCCAATGATTGAGTTGGCAATTAACGGATGGATTCTTTCCGTTCCTGGTATCGTGCAGGTAGAGAAATACATCTACACAATTGAAGCCGTTGACAATTACCTAATCAACAATCACTTTGATGAGCTGAGAAATTATGTTAATTCTCGCCAAGTTGGATTCGGGGATTGCGTGACTACGGAATTTGATGGCATTAACTCTGAGGCATTCTTCAACAACGAAGTGGACAAGTTCACTGTGTTATTTATGCTCGGACAACAAACTAACTTTTTATAAAAACTCTATGAACAAATCAGAATCAATCAAGAACATTGCCGGTGCGTTGGTAAAATTCCAAGCATCGGTGAGCAAGGTATCAAAGGAAGCAAACAATCCTTTCTTCAAAAAGAAGTATGCAAGTTTAGCGAACATACTGGACACCATTCAAAAGCCATTAAGCGAATGCGGATTGGCAATCACGCAGTTCCCTGATCAAGATGCACTCACCACATTAATCATTCACGCTGACTCAGGCGAATGGATGGAATCATCCTATGTGATGCCGGTTGCAAAACAAAACGATCCACAAGCAATGGGAAGTGCAATCACTTATGCTCGGAGATATGCACTCGGTTCAATCTTGAATCTTAACATTGACGATGACGATGACGGAGAGAAGGCAATGGGAAGGCAGTCAGCACCCAAGAAAGAAGAACTCACACCCAAGCACAAGAGTTGGGCAAAGGCAGTTGAACACTTGCAGACAGGTGGACTGATGACCGACATTACCACCAAGTTTGAAGTGAGCGAGGTGAATCAGAAACTTTTAATAGGGGAAAAATGAAACTTCAACTTCCAACAATTCACACTAATTTGAACGAGGACGATTGGCAAGATCTAAGGCGTTCTCGCTTCACCGCATCTGAAATCCACAAGCTTATGGGTACTCCGAAAAACAAATCGGAGTACCTGTCAGAAACTGCAAAGACATTCATCTTTGAGAAGGCAGCGGAGTATCTAACCGGTCAAAGAGCAGAGATGTATGGTCGTGCTTTGGACTGGGGCAAGGAACACGAGAAAGAGGCATTTCACTACTTCACTCAGCAGACCGATGACTTCTACACATACTACGGAGCGGAGACATACACCTTCATCACCTATGGCGAATGGGGTGGATATTCACCTGATGCACTTGGCACACACTTGGTTGAAATCAAATGTCCGTTCAATAGCGGAAACCATTTGCAGAACTCATTCATCACCAATAACGAGCAGTTCAAATCTAAACGACCTGAATACTATTGGCAAGTTCAAATGGGTATGGTTGCAACGGAAATGACTGAGGCTTTGTTCTTAAGTTACGATCCACGAATGCCCATCGGCAAGAAGCTCACGCAAACCTTAATCACTTTGGAGGAGGACATCCAAGAAATTATTGATGAGAAGTTGTCTGCGGCTGGAGAACTATTTTTGTCAATCACTAAATAAATCGTTCATTCACCAAGTCAAAGAAAAATATATTTTCATTTGTGAAAGTTATTGTGTTGTTTTGAATCACTATGAAACGCTATAAAGTTATTTACCAAGACAATGAAGACAATGATTTGTACTTCATCCAGTTCTACGCTGCATCACTTGAACAAGCAAACGCATTCGCTTACGAAAAGATGGCGAGTAAGAGTGATGATTCAGTAACTTTCACCATTGAAGAAATTGCATAACTATGGACTTGATATTTTTAATCGTAATCACACCCATCACCATTGCGGTGATGTTCGTGTACTGGAAGTTGAAACAATACTTCAATGACTTTGACAACTTGCCTGAAGCATCACCGTATGAATTTGAAAGGGACAACTACATCCCCGAATTTGATACCTACACGAAAACAATCTACAAGCACAAATTTTACAAAGGAAAAAACAAATAAAAAAACTATGAATCAAATGCAATTATTTGACCAAATGCCGGAAGGTGATTTGGCAATCTTGAAGAAAGCGTGGAGTATCTTGAACAAGTACTTTGCGGAAACAACAACACCAGTTAAGAAAACACGCAACCGAGGGATTCACCGAACGACTCAATTGTGTTTAGACGAAATCAAGTCCGCTTACGGAAAAGAATGGATTCTCAGACACGATGTTCTTTTTAAGGAGATTTATATCAAGCACAAGAAATGGGATGTTTCAAATTTGATTAAAAAATATGTTGAACTTAATCTTATTGAAGAAGTAAGGGACACCAAAAACAAAAACAATAACATCATTAAATTCAGATTCTTATGACAACAATCATCATTCTCGGACTGGCTTTGTTTCTCGCCATTGCCTTGTTCAAAGTCAACGCACTTTCAACAAGAGAAGAAGAACTACAAGATCAAGTGAACAAGTTGAATCGTGAGATCTGGGATTTGCAAACTGAGAATCTCAGTATCAGGTCACAAATCCAATCGGCAAACGATCGTGCTAAAACTTGGGAACTTCACGCCAACGATTTAATTCAAAGTAGAAAAAATGCTCAAAGCTCTGGTCGTAAAGGCATCAATTAATTTCATCATAAAGTGGCGAGTGTATTTCGCAGGAGAACTCCTCGCCACATTTGAGAACGAACAGGATGCTATTGATTACGCAAACTTTATAGATAGACAATGAAGACAACAACGGAATTTATCTTTGAGTTGCTATGGGAAAAAGTCCAAAGCGGTGAGCTGAGGTCTGACATCTACACAACATCAGTCCTGATGGACATAGAACGACAAGCAACCCAGTACGAACCATTCATAAGCCAGGAACACTACAATGACGGATTCAGCAAAGCGAAGGAAATCTATGGATGAGTATGCACTCATTTGGGCAATCGCAGTTCTTCGTGAGGATAGGCGACACACTTGGGACTACATCGGTAAGGAGCTAAACATTAACCCAAAAAGAGCAGCATTTTTATACACTAAAATAAAACCACACTACAACTATGCAAAAATATATCAAAGCAACGATAACGGCGGTAATGATTAACCAGCCGGAAACAAGGGATTGTGATTTCAAACTGATGACGGTGATCTACAAAGGGATGTGCAACGGCAATGACTTCTTCACGATGTTTGAAGCCAAGCAACTACCATCACCCGAAACCATCCGAAGAACACGAGCTCAACTCCAAGAGCATCACGAACATCTTCGTGGGCAGAACTACCAGTCACGCCAAAGATACCAAGTCAAAGTAAAAAAAGATTTGGGATATCCGCAATGATTGATTAAATTTGTTGTGTTAATAGTTGTGTGCGAGACAACTGACAAAGACATTTTGCCCTCGGCAAATACTCAACTCGCACTTGGGTATTTGTTCGGGGGTTTTTTGATTTATGGAAAATATAGGACAAATAGTTAGAAGCAAAAAAACGGGGAAGAGCAGATACACTCCCATCAACAATGATATCTTGCAAAGCTCACAGTTGACTTGTGAGGAAAAAACAATCTTGGTCTATCTATTATCATTGCCTGAAGATTGGGTGGTTTATAAGACCGTCATTTGGCAGAAAATGAACATAGGTAGAAACCGATTCAATACCCATTGGAAAGGATTGGTCGACAAAGGGTATATCGTTTCAGTTCGTGTGATTGATGCTGAAACAAATCTCGTGCGTGGATGGAATCATATTGTCTATGAAGAACCAGTACTGACCGAATGTCGGATTGACCAACCGTCGGACTTACCGAATCTCGGACTGTCCGAAAACCATACTATATATAAAGAAGACATTCCACAAAGTAATAATTTAACAAAAGAAAGAGAGGAAGACAAACCAAAACTTACTCCCTATGTATCAAAAAATACAATTAAAAGAACACCAACTGAACAAGAATGTATTGATGAGTTTATACTAAAAGGTGAATCAATCAGCGAGGCGGTTGCTTTTTTTCATTATTGGGAATCACTCAATTGGCAAAGGGGTAATCAGAAAATTCAAAAATGGAAATCGTGTGTAGTGAGTTGGATTGCAAAATCAAAAACTTTTAACAAAAATAATACGAGTAATCAACAAATAATCCACCGAAGTAAGTTTAATTTGAAAGACTATGAACTCTGAGCAATATATACTTTCCCAACTTTTGTTTTATGACCAAACAAGAGCAATGCTTCCACGCATCAAATCGCAATGGTTTGAAGACAAGCTAAACAAACGCATCATTGAGGCAATGTTGGAGATGTACATTAACAACGACCCCATTGATGTTCTGACTTTGGGCAGATTATTCAAACGGGAAGAGATGATCTACATTGTTCGCTTGACTCAAGATGTATACGGGATGCCAAACATCAGCAGTCACCTGCCCGAACTTGAACACAAGTACCTGAAGAAGGAATTCTTGAACAACCTTTCTACTTTGGATTTGGCAACCGACTTGAAAGAATTGCTCACCAATGTCCAAACGATGATAGACAACACCAAGTTCACAAGCATCAACGACCCTGTTCAGATTACACAAGTTACAAACAAAGCCGTTGATACAATCATTGAAGCCGTGAAGCGTGGTGATCAACTAACCGGTAGACCAACGGGATGGGTTGGACTGGATAGGATGTTAGGCGGATGGAATCCCGGTGATTTAGTTGTGATGGCTGCAAGACCTGGTCAAGGTAAAACGGCACTCGCTCTTACTTTGATGTGGGAGTTTGCCAAGCGTGATGGGAAAGGTTTGTTTGTATCGTTGGAGATGAGTAACGACCAAATTGCCAAACGATATTTATCATTGATCACCGACATCTCAAGCTGGAAGATTAGGAATGCGACATTGAGAGAATACGAAGTGGATATCATCATTGACAAAGCCAACAATCAGACAGTGCAATTCTTCATTGACGATGACCCCAACTGCTCAATTATGCAAATCAAATCCAAAGCCAAGATACATAAAGCTAAACACGGACTTGAGTTGTTGGTGATTGATTACATCCAGTTGATCAAAGGAACAAAACAAAACAGGGAGCAAGAAATTGCAGAGATATCCCGAAACCTAAAATTGCTTTCTAAGGAACTAAACATCACCGTGATAGTGTTGGCTCAGTTATCACGCAAATGTGAGGAGAGAGCGGACAAGAGACCTATGCTGAGTGATATCCGAGAAAGTGGAAGTATTGAACAAGATGCGGATGTCGTTATGTTTCCCTTCCGACCGGCATACTATTCAGGTGAGAAGCTTGAGAAGGAAGATGCTGAATTGATTATCGCAAAGAACAGGCACGGAGAATGCCACACGATAGACACCACCTTTATTGGATCACGCACAATGTACGAAGAACGACTATGAGAAAGTATTGGACAACGGAAGAGGTGAATGAACTCGTACGCTTATATCCTACGACATTGACGAAGGATCTGGCGAAGATATTTAATTGCAAAGTGAGTCAAATTTATAACCGTGCAAACAAAATGGGATTGCACAAAGACCAGGAATGGTTGATGCAATACTACAAAGACAACTACAAGGGTCATCCGAATACACATTTCAAAAAGGGAATGACATCTTGGAACAAAGGGATGAAAGGATTAAACATCGGTGGTGGAATAACTCAATTCAAAAAAGGACATCAACCACACAACACCAAACAAATTGGATTCCGTTCACTTCGGGATGGATACCTGGTTGAAAGAATAGATGTCGGATTTGAGTTTGTTCACAAGCTACTTTGGAAAGAGCATCACGGAGAAATACCACCAGGAATGTTTGTCGTGTTCAAAGACCGCAACAAGCAGAACATCTGCATTGAAAACTTGGAGGTCATTGACCGAGTGGAACACATCCGAAGAAACCACATACAAAATCTACCACCAGAATTGAAAGAAGTAATTCACATCAAAAAACAAATAACAAGAAAAATAAACAGCTATGGCAAGAAATAAAATGACCGACCTACGAGATCACCTTTTTGAAGTATTGGAAAAATTAAGAGATGGTGAGATTGACATTGAAACTGCACAAACGATGGCAGATGTTTCACAAGTGATTATCAACTCAGCCAAGATTGAAGTTGACTTCATCAAAGTAACTGGCAGTACATCGGATTCAGGATTTATCCAACTCGGTGAACACAATCAAAAACTACTATGAAAACAATAACTATAACTGAAGAACAATTAAAAACATTAATCGCACAATCTTATAGCGGTGGATGGCACGATGGACAAGATGCAATCATTATGAGAATTGAGCACATTGATAAAGGTGGGGATGAACTCGGGGAACAATGGTATTCAACTATGGTTATAAGTGAGCTTGTAGAATTAGGGCTGTTATGATTGATTACCAGGAGATGCACCTGTTGAAGCAAGAAGTCAAACGGCTCAAAGGTGTAATTGCACAACTGAACGATTCACGGATGCGAGAGATCAAGAAACTCAAAGACCAAATCGTGAACCCACGATGCAAGATCAACGAGATTGATGCCGAATGGACTGAAGCAATGAGGGTGGTGTGCATCATCTACGATGTTACTCCCGATGAGATACTGGAGAAGGTCAGAAGGCAAGGCATAATGGATGCCCGTCATTTGTTTTGTTATCTTTGCAAAAAGCATTTGCGGATGACCTACCTTTCCATCGGTCAGGTACTGCACCGTGATCACTCAACCATCATCCATTCCGTTCAAACCTATGAAGACCTGATCACCTATGACAAATCAATCAATCAATTCTATGTTGAGGCTTTATCCTTATTGGGTCTGCACCTCCACGAAAGGTCTAAGCTCCTCAATCAGTATAGTCCAATCTGAGGAGGAAGCGTTACGCATCAAGAAAAAATACGAAAAAGATGGTTATATTTGCATTATTGAAAAGAAAAGTTGACAAAAGCGGATATCATATTGGAGTTATCCAAAGCCGATTGGCTGAGGAAAGCAACGAAGAACATCGCTAAGAACAACGAACTTGCCAACGAACTGTATCAATACTTTTTTTTAACCATCCTTGAAAAACCTGATAACTATGTTGAGAAGTTGCACCGAGAAGGATATCTCCAGTTTTGGGCAATCCGCACTCTTTACCTTTGTATCAACGGCAACAGGCATCCCTTCGCAGAATCTCGCATATACGATCAGTATGATGTCTATGAGCTGGACTTCCCCGAAGAACCCGACCTACTATTTGAGAGAGAGCAAGAAGAACAAATTGAATCAAACCGAATTAACAAAATAAACCAGGTAACTGACACAGCATATTTCTATGAACGAGAACTATTCAAACTTTGGTGCAGCGGAATGTCAGCAAGAGCCATCCACCGCCAAACCGATATATCAGTTCGTGAAGTGCTAAGAGTAATTAAACTAATGAAAGAAAGATGTACAACGAAATAATTGGAATTGCTTGTCTAAGCATCATCATCGTCAACTTCGGCAAACCAGCCGACCTACTGAAACGCTATCTCTACGGAAGCGACTTCTCCAAATGGAAACGAATGAAACCACTTGATTGTGCTTTCTGCTTATCGTGGTGGTTGGGTTTGTCTTTTTTTATATACACCTACGGACTTGTGGGTATCTTATACGCATCCATCGCAACCGTAATCGTTGCACTCCTTGAAACAAAACTATGATAGAATTCATCCAGTCACTTCGCCCGGCATACGAGATCTACAAAAAGACACTTGTGTTCCAATTAACGCCTGAGCAATCCGCACAACTTCAGAATGTACATCGTGAGATATTTGGTCGCAATCTTCCCAACTGTTCAACTTGTGTGATTGAATCGGTGTTCTCACTTTTGATATGGGCAGACCAAAAAGCATTGGAGTTGGCACAATTAGCCGATGATGAGCAGAAACCAAAGAGGAGGAGAAAGAATGAACAATAAACAACAAACGGCAGTGGAGTGGTTCTTAATTGAATGCGGAAAATATGGTGATACTGCACAAATTCCAGATGAAGTAATTGACCAAGCCAAAGAAATGGAGAAGGAAAGAATTGAAACTGCATACAACAAAGGAACAGTTCATGGAATTGATTATCCTGAAAGTATACTACCAATAACTGGTGAGCAATACTACACCGAAACCTACGGAGGAGGTGAGCAATGAAAAAACTATTTATAATATTCCTATTTTCAGGATGTTCTCAAAATAAAACAGAGCATAAGTTAAAAGTTACAGATACAACAATCTACTATGATAGTATGATTTTAATAAATGAATCCCCTTAAACTAAAACTATGCAAACATTAGCTACAATAATGCCACAAGACCATATCGTTGACACCAACGAAATGATATGAAACCCCACACCAAAATGTACCTAAACCATTTCGGATATGACATTAGTGACTTCATCCCTTGCGAGGTGTGTGGCAAAACTGCCATTGACATCCATCACATTGAAGCGAGAGGAATCGGAGGGAGCAAAGAGGCAGACAACATTGAAAACTTGATGGCGTTGTGTCGTGAGGATCACATTAAGTTTGGGGATAAAAAACAACACAAGGAGTGGTTGAAATCCATTCACGAACAAAGATTGTCAATGGCAAAATAAATTCGTAATTAATTCGTAAAATGGCAACACAAGTACCAGGAAGAAACGGAGGAACTTTGACACGACCTGACAAAGGTGAAGTGTTGAATCCGAACGGCAGACCAAAGAAGCTCATCACATTGATGAAGGACATCGGATACACCAAAACACAAGTTGAGGAAACGATGTTGTCAATGCTTTCGCTATCACGGAAAGAACTGGAGAAAATAGACAAAGGGGATGAGTACACAATAATGGAACGCACGATTGCCGGTGCATTGCTGAAAGGTCACGATAAAAATTCCCTGTTCAACCTTGAGATGTTGCTCACGAGATCACAAGGCAAACCAAAAGAAACGATTGACCAAACTATTGAATCAAAGAACTTCACAATAACACTAAATTTAGATGAGAGCAAACTGGAGAGATCAGAACATCCTACCACCTGAGGATGAAAGATTGTGCATCGTGCATTCGGTCAAAGGACTGAAACACCTTGCCCGTTTTATTGAAGGGGATTGGGTAGATGAGTATGAATTAACGGTGATTAATATGTTGTACTGGATGCCTATCCCGTTATTACCAAACGAATGAAAGTAATACAGTCGGGACATCTCGGTGATTTGATTTATTCACTTACGGCAACCAAGCGAGTTGCGGAGTTGCACGGTGCAGTAGATTTCCACATAGGATTCCGTGAGCAGAATACTGTTTCCGGTCATCCAAGCGGAGGATACTGTATGAACTTAAAATCATACGAATACATCAAACCTTTGCTTGAGCATCAATCGTACATTAAAAGCGTTGAGATGCACTCACACCCCGACATTGATTATGACTTTGATAAGTTTAGGAATCACAGGTTGAATCTCGCTGCTGGTGATTTGAGGCGTAATCAGTTTCTTGTGTACCCCGAATTAATGTCCGACCTTCACGAACCTTGCATTGAAGCGACTGAACCTATCCCATACTTTGCGGACAAGATACTTTTGAACTTCACATCTCGGTATCGCAATTACGACATCAACTATTTCCCACTCAAAGAACACAAGTGCGTTTTCTTTGGATACGAAGATGAGTACATTGCATTCACCGATAGATGGCAGTTAGATTGTGAACTATTGAAATGTCAAGATGCTTTGATGTTGGCAACTATTGTCGGCAGTTGCAAGGCATTCATCGGAAATCAGTCAAGCACCTACGCAATCGCAGAGCAAATGAAAGTTAAACGATTGCTTGAGATATGCGTTCACTCAATGAATGTCATCCCCATCAACAATGGCTTTGACTATGTAACGAATCAAGCTTTTAATCACCTACTGAAAACTCTATGAAATTACTGATATTAACTGACGGAATGAATGGTGTTGTTTACCACCGACTATTCACGCCACACTTACGGATGCAACTTGACGGACAAGCGGATGTCAGCGTTTGCCAATCACAAGAGGAATGGCTCACACTTGATTACACCCAATTTGATGTGATCATCTTCTCACGATGGCTTGGTGCAAAGCATTATGATGTGTTGAAGAAGATTGCTGATTCAGGCACTCCCTATGTCGTGGACATTGACGATTATTGGGTGCTACCAAAATACAACCCTGCATATTGGAACTATCGCAAAGGAATCAAGCAAGGCGTAAAGGATGCCATCAATTACGCTGATGCGGTGATCACCACAACTCCAGCACTTGCCAAAGAGATTCGGCAAATCAACGAGAATGTGACTGTTGTTTCCAATTGCCTTGACCTAACCCACAAGCAATGGGAAGCCGAACCCTTTCAGCGTTCTGAGAAAATCAAAGTCGGATGGGTTGGTGGAGTTACACACGAGGAGGACTTGAAGCTCATTGCTGAGGAGATCAAAGGAATGGACATTGAGTTCTACATCTGCGGTTATACACCAGGAGAGATTTGGAATCGGATTGCCAAGAGTATGCCTGATGCTAAGATTGTTGAAGGCACAACCGTGTTTGAATATGGTGAGGTGTACAAGCACTTTGATATCGTGGTTGCACCCTTGCAAAATACCAAGTTCAACAACTGCAAATCTGAGCTGAAAATACTGGAAGCGAGTGCCTACAAAAAGCCAATCATTTGTTCTGCCGTCTTGCCTTACCTCTATCACACCGCAAACGATGGGGTGCTATTTCTTCCACGCAATCAATGGAGATCAGGCATTCAGAAGTTGATTGATGCCGGGCATTCAGTTCGTCAGTCAATGGGTCAAAGCAACTACGACTATTGCAACAAGCATCACAACCTTGCACTCCACAACTTGACGAGAATGTCGGTGTATCAAAGCTTATGCAAATAAACTACACCCGACCATATCTAACCAACTATCAAAAAGACATCCTTGACTGCGATGCCCGTTTCACTATTACGGCTGCATCAACCAAGACCGGCAAGACCGCATCACATATCATTTGGCTCTTTGAACAAGCACTCCAATGCAAGGATGGTCAGTCGGTGTGGTGGGTTGCTCCAGTTTACCAACAAGCGGAGATTGCATTCCGAAGGATGAAGAACCAAGTCACGGACAAGAACTTCTTCATCAGCAACGAAACCAAACTATTGTTGACCTTACCAACGGGATCACGGATTGAATTCAAGTCAGGTGAGAAACCCGACAACTTGTATGGTGATGATGTGTACGCTGCGGTGATTGATGAGGCATCAAGGATGCGTGAGGAATCGTGGTATGCCCTGCGTTCAACGCTGACTGCTACACAAGGCAAATGCAAACTCATCGGGAATGTCAAAGGCAAAAAGAACTGGTTCTATAAATTAGGTGAACGAGCAAGGCAAGGAGAAGCCGAATACAAGTATTTCAAGATTACGGCATACGATGCAGCAAGGGAAGGCATCATCTCGGAGAAAGAGATTGAACAAGCAAAGCGTGATCTACCTGATTATGTGTTTCGGGAATTATATCTTGCAGAACCAGCCGATGACAAGTCAAATCCGTTTGGCTTGGATGCAATCCGCAAATGTTACCGACCTATTTCATCAATGCCGGTTGTCGCTTGGGGTGTGGATTTGGCAAAGTATTCGGATTACACGGTGATCATCGGACTGGATGCAAACAACTGCGTGTGTTTCTGCGAAAGATTCCAAGCGGATTGGTCAGTCACTCAAGCGAGGATTGTCAAACTGATTGGCAACACACCATCGTTTGTGGATAGCACAGGCGTTGGAGATCCTATCGTTGAACAACTCCAGCGACTTTGTCAAAGAGTCAAAGGATTCAAGTTCACAAGCCAAAGCAAACAACAACTCATTGAAGGGTTGGTGATGTCGGTGCAACAAACCGATGTGTTCTTTCCTGAAGAACCGATTGGAAGTGAGATGGAGAACTTTGAATTTGAGTACACAAGAACGGGTGTGCGTTATACTGCACCGCCCGGACTACACGATGACTGTGTGATGGCTCTTGCACTTGCCGTTGATTGCAAAGCTCATAATAGACCAGGAACATTTTATTTCGCATAACTATGAATTGGAAAAACATAACCATCCACCAACTGCAAGAGATTCACTCTTGCCGTGATATGTCTGACCTTGAGAGGCAGATGAACATCCTTGCCATTGCTTTGAATCTTTCAATGGATGAGGTAGAGTCAATGACCCTTGACAAGCTCACAATTGAGTTTGCAAAGTTGTCGTTCTTGAATGACCTACCCAAAGCACCGATTCAATTTATGTTCAAACTGCGTGGCAGATATTTCCGTTTAGCCAAAACGCCAAACGAGATGTGTGGACACCACTTCATTGAACTCCAGCAAGTATTCAACGGAGATGTCATTGAGTCGCTGAATAAGATTGTTGCCTTGCTTTCGGTTGAGGTGGATTTCTTTGGAAGGAACAAGAAGGTCGTTGATGCTCAGGCACACTATGAGGATAAGTGTGGATTGATGATGCACTTGCCCGTTCCACTTCCGTACACCTATGCTCTTTTTTTTTTGGAAGTTTATCCCGAGTTATTGAAAAATATCCTTTGCTCTTTGACGGATCAGATGAAGGAGATGAAAGAGCAGTTGACCCAAGCCCAATAGTTTGGCTGGAGATAGTTGACAAGATTGTCAAAGGTGATCGCACCAAATGGGATTTCATTCTTCAGATGCCTTTGATTGAGTTCTTGAATTCAATGGCATTCTACAAAGCCAAGACCAAAGAACGGCAGAAGCGTTTGGAGGATGCTGCCGGGAAAGGATTCAATCCCTACATCGTTGCTTGTTTGAATGAGATGATTTGAAACGAATGAGCCGTTTGGCTATTTTTTAGCGTGGCTCTATCAATCACCCAACAACCCGATTCGTACCATCCAGCATTCAATGACACAAACTTTGTGATCACGGAATCTTCAGGTGGTATCTACACGAAAGACAATTTCAAGTTTATTGCAAATGTCAAAGTTGCAGCGACATCCGTTGCTAAACTAAAAGCACCCATCTACTTTGGAAGTACAAACAAGGGGGTGTTCAACATTGGTCGCATCCTTGAGAGTTATGTGAGCAACGATTGGAACTTTGCAGATACATCACCAAGCGGATGCACATCGTCCTTCTCGGATTACGAGGTGGAGTTTGGGTATGAGTATTCCGCATCAGCAACGGGAACAATCACGGAGTATCTTGATTTGACTTCCGCAACTGGAACTGTTTGGAATGCTGCCTTAAATCCCTTTGATTTGGTCACTTACGCACAAGCTCAATATCTTGCCACATCATCAAGTGCAAAGTTCTTGACAAATGTCAGAACGAGATACATCCATCGCACACAAAAGGATTGGCTCTATGCTTTGAAAGGTGATGCCACAAGCGTTGTAATTACCTACTCCGATGCATCTACACAAACATTCACATTGCCTTCGTCTAAGGTCGTTAGAATACCTGTGGGAAGCCAACTAACAATACCAGGTGCAGCGACTTACTTTGATGTGGTCTTGAAACTTGGTGGAACTGAAAAATCGGAAACCTATCGCATCAACATAAAAGACGAGTGCAGTAAATACGAAACAACGGATATCTTCTTTATGAACCGACTCGGAGGATTTGATTCCTTCCGTTTCAATATGGTTAGACGAGATACATTTGAGGTTGCGAGAAAGCAATTCCAATCCAATCCATACTCACTCGGTGCGACATACGGTTATGAAACAAGTGTTCGCACTCGTTCAAACTATCATACAACTGCAAGTCAGAAAGTGAAGCTCACATCCAATTGGATTGATGACACCGAAAGCGTTTGGTTGCGTGACCTAATTGAATCACCGGTGGTCTATATGTATGACGGCACTTTGTATGCAGTCAACATTGACAATGCAACCTACGAACAAAAGAAGGGTGTTCAGGACAAGTTGTTCAACCTTGAACTTGATGTTACCTTGTCGTTCGCTGACAAATCACAACGCTTATGATTAGGTTATTAGTTAACAACTCACCAGTTGACCTATCGGACAACTTTGACATTCTCATCTCCAAGTCAATTGCTGACATCAAGTCACCTGAAACAAGGTCAAGTGAGTGGACAAAGACGGTTGTCATTCCTGGTACTCGTGCGAACAACAAACTATTTGGTCACATCTTTGAGGTTGAACAAACCATTCAAGGAACTACGCAGTTTGCACCCGATTTCAATCCGAATAAGAAAGCAGATGTCGTGGTGTTGCTTGATGAGGTCGAGCAGTTGCGTGGATTCATCCGATTAATTCAAATCAATGTGCTTGATTCAACGGACATCCAATATGAATGTTCACTACACGGACAAACGGCTGATCTATTCACGACCATCGCAGACCGCAAATTGAATGTGTTGAACTTCAGCGAATACAATCACACATTGTCAAGTGGCACGGTGATAAATTCGTGGGATACAAGCATTATCAAGAACGCAACAACTCAAGCGTTTGCCTATGGTGAAGGTTATTTGTACGCCCTGATAGACAAGGGATATTCAACGGTGAGAAACATCAATCGCTTTGATGTGCCATCAATGACTCCTTGCCTTTATGCAAAGACCATCGTTGACAAGATATTCACCAACGCTGGTTATTCATACACGAACGATTCATTCTTCAACAATGACCGATTCAAACGCTTAGTGATTCCACCACCAAACGGATTGCTTGTTGATGCAATCACATTGGAACAACGAAGGTTCAAAGCAGGTAGATCAAGCAGTCAACTTTTGCTAACTGGTGGTACATTGATTTTTGATGTTGATTCAGGTGGTAACTTTTACGACAACGGCAATAACTACAACACAACTACCGGTGCTTACATTGTACCTGCTGGAGGGAACTATGTCTTTGAAGCATACTTGGAACTTTTGTTGAGTAACATATTCCCGTCAATACTCACCACTACTTTCGGAATTGGTATTGGAATATATGTTAATGATAAGCTGATTAAAAAATCACTTGTTGGAAATACGATTGGAGGAACTCGTGCGTATCACCTACATTTTGACTTGCAGAATCTACTGGTTGGAGATAGCGTCAAATTAAAAATGATGGGGGTGTATAATGTTGTTAATAACTATCAATTAACTGATGCCCAATTCACATTGGCAATGGTTGTCAATTCATTCTTGGAAAACAACTGTACTGGGTTTAATTATGGGTATGGGTCAACAACGGATTTTGCTCAGTTCTTAAACTCCGAAGTCAAGCAATCCGATATGCTGATGAGCTTTGTCAAGATGTTCAACTTGTACATTGAACCAAGCCAAGACCAGCCGAAGATACTTCGCATCGTTCCCCGTGATGATTTCTACAATGGTGTGAATGTGGATTGGACAAAGAAGTTGGACTACTCGCAACCAGTTGAGATTGTTCCGATGGGTGATCTTGATGCAAACCCTTATGTTTTCACATACAAAGAGGGAGCAGATACATCCAACAAAGAATATCAAGAAATGTATCAATCAACTTATGGCTCACGCACATACAAGATTGACAATGACTTTGTAAAAACGGAGAAGAAGATTGACATTGTGTTCTCGCCTACCCAAATCAAGAACTACAACAACAACCAAAAGAACTTTGTGTTGAGTTATGTGGAATCTGAGAAGGATGGTGATTTGAGGATAATGTATTATGGTGGTTTGCAATCCGATGTATATTGGGATTTGTTGTTGTTTTCATATATGGATTCCATCGTATATCCGCAAACCAAATTGCCGATAACGATTCACTACGATTCAGTTACTGCACCGACCTTTGACATTCTATTTGGTATGCCGAAAGAATTGGGTGTTGGTGCTGGTTATCAATACGGCAATTTTAATCTTGTCACAAATTTCTATTATCGTTTCATCACGGAGATCACCAATAAGAACTCTAAAATTGTACGAGCTTATTTCAGAATCACACCATCGGATTGGTACAACTTGCGATTTAACAACTTGTATTTCTTTGAAGGTCAGTATTGGAGATTGAACAAGGTCAGCGATTACAATCCGGTTGAAGAAGGTGTTTATGAGTGCGAATTTCTTTTGGCTCAGTTCATCCCACCGGCAACACAAACCATAAAAGTGGTGGGTGCTGGAACGGCTGGAGGTGAGCAAGTAGAAACCTATGGTGATTTGTATCCAGCAGGTAACTTTCCATTCAAACCGGGCATCAAAGGCATCAGCGTTGGCACAAGTCAAAGCGATGGAAGTGGTGTGTTTGTGGGAACGGGAATTGTCCAATCTCCAATCAACATCAACAACTCAGGACTTGGAGTGATTGACACCGTCTTTGGGGTGGGCGTTGATGGAAGTGTGGCTCTTGTCTGCACGGACTTTGAAGTCACCAAATCCGATACACTCTACATTGGAAACTTTGAGATGTATCCATCTTTTTTGAGTGGAGGTTCGGTCAAGACGGTAACGGCAAACACAACGGCAACAAAAGACGATAGATTGTTTTTGGTTGATACCACAAGTGGAAGCAAGACAATCACCTTGCCTGATCCAACGGGTTTAAGCGGGAAACAATTTGTAGTGAAAAAATTAACTTCCGCACATACCATCACCGTTGATACAACTGGAACGGCAAAGATTGACGGCGCGGATACACATTCAATCAATCAACATTGGGCATCACACATCTTTGAAACTGATGGCGTGGATTACTTCATAATAGCAGAAAAATAATGGCACTAAACGCAACGATTGACTTAACCGTCAAAAAGCCCGACTTCAAATCAATGAAGGCGGAGATTAGAGAACTAACAGTCGCAGCTCAACAGGCGGTGATGCAGTTCGGTGAGTTCTCACCTGAAGCCGTCAAGGCAGAGAAGGCACTTGCCGGTGCGAAGGATAGGATGGATGATTTCAATGATCGTGTGAAAGCGGTGAATCCCGACAAGTTTGCCAAATTAAATACAGTTGTTTCGGGTGTTGCCAATGGATTTGCAGCAGCACAAGGGGCAATGGCATTGTTCGGAAACGAATCGAAGGACTTTGAGAAGACGATGATTAAGTTGCAAGGGGCAATGGCGTTGTCACAAGGTCTTGAAGGATTGGGAAAGATTCAACAACAATTCGGTGCAATCTTCAAAGATGTTGTCAGCGGTGCAAAGAAAGCATTTGCAGCAATCAAAGCCGGTATCGGTTCAACAGGTATCGGATTGATCTTGGTTGCTCTTGGTGCTATTGTGGCATATTGGGATGACATCAAAGAGGCGGTGAGTGGTGTTGATTCCGAGCAAAAGAAACTTTTAGCAGATTCCAAAGCACAAGAAAAAGTTGAACAAGACAAACTTGATACATTAAACGGACAAGATAGCATATTGAAGTTGCAAGGATTGACCGAAGAAGAAATTCTCAAACTTAAAATACAACAAACGAGTGCGGTCATTACCCAACTTGAGGCACAATTATCCGCCCAAGAAACGATGAAACAAGCTCAGATGGATGCTGCTCAAAGAAACCAAGATATCCTAAAAGGAGTAATTGAGTTCTTGACATTTCCTCTTACAATGTTGCTCACGACAATTGACAATGTTGGAAAAGCATTGGGACAAGATTTCGGATTACAAGATGCATTTAGTGGCACTTTGGCAAAAATGGTGTTTGATCCAAAGTCAGTAGAAAAGGAAGCCAATGTTGCAATCGCAGAAACCAAAAAGCAACTGAACACCCTAAAGAACACAAACGCAGGGTATCAACTTTCAATCAATGCCATTCATACAAAAGCAGCGGAGGACAAAAAGAAGATTAACGATGATGCTGCACAAAAAGAATTGGATGATGCTGCGAAACTTGCTGAGGGTAAAAAGAAAATCACCAACGATACATTGGCAGCGGAAGCATCGGCAAGGGATGCAGCACGACAAAAAGAACTGGCGTTGTTGACGGATGAAGGCGAGAGAATCGACAAAGAGTATACCAACAAATTAGCCGCACTTGAAGAAGCGAAAGCAGCAGAACTGAAAGCCATCGGTGACAATGCAGAAGCCAAAGCAGCCATTGAGCGAAAGTATGATGACTTAAAAATCGTTGCACTTACGGAACTGGATGCAGCGGAACTGAAACTTGCAGAGGAAACGGCAGCGAAGAACAAGGATTTACTTGAGAAAGAAACGGCAGATAAAGCGGATGCAGCAGCGAAAGCACTTGCAGCTGATGAGGCAATGAAGCAATCCAAACAGGATTTGTTTGATGCATCGGTAGGTTTGGCAAACGCAATCATCGGACTTGCTGGTGAGCAATCAAAGGTGGGCAAGGTATTGGCATTATCTACAATCGCAGCGGATACGGCAATGAGTATCTCAAACGCAATGACCACTACAACATCACCATCACCGGACAATGTCGCCACAGGTGGTATTGCTGGTATTGCAAAATATGTGGCACTTGCGGCAATGATTCTCAACAACGCAAAGAGAGCAAGGGATATCCTCAAAGGTGGTCAGCCGTCAGCAGCATCAGGTGCAGGACAAATGAGTGGCGGTGGAATGCCACAAATGTCAGCACCAAATATCAGCTCATCTCTCCCAACAGTTGGGCAATTTGATACCAAAGTTTTTGTGACTGAAGGTGACATCAGAAGAACGACTGATCGTGTGGATACTACGAGAAAAGTATCCGTTGTCAAATAGTGCTATTTAAGAAAGATGAAGTTACCAGTATACCGATTAGACATCAACGAGTTTGACGATGAAACAGGCATTGAGTTTGTTTCTTTGGTTGAAACTCCAGCCATACAAAAGGACTTTCTTGCATTTGAAGATTATGCAAGTTACACGGATTATCCTGAAGGTGCGAAAGCAAATGCCGAAAGAGGTATCCGATTGAACGAAGAGAACGGCAACAAGTGTGCGACTCAAGTCGGCAAGGTGAGAGGTCAACAATTGGCACAAGGGGAAGCCATCTCGGATGAAACCGTTCAAAGGATTTATTCATACCTATCAAGAGCGAAGGAATACTACAACCCCGATGATGACACCGCTTGTGGGACTATCTCTTATTTGTTGTGGGGTGGTGAAGAGATGTTGAGTTGGACTGAACGCAAATTGTCAGCAAGTAAATTCGCTATTCAAGACGAGGAGAAACGAATCGTTACTGGAGCAGCAATGATTGCTGATCTACCAATCTACCGAAGGGACGATGTTCGTGGTGAATACTATGTGGTATTTGACAAGGAGAGCATTTTCAAGATTGCAAAGAAGTGGGCAAGGTCAAACAAGTACGATGCGGTGAACACACATCACAAAACACCAATCGCTGATGGCGTGAGTTTATTTGAATCATACATCATTGATCGTGAACGGGGCGTGATGCCACCGAAGGGATTTGAAGAGGTTGCCGATGGTTCTTGGTTTGTTTCATACCTTATTGACAACGAAGAAGTGTGGGCAAAGGTTAAGTCAGGCGAGTTCAAAGGATTCTCAGTTGAGGGTGTTTTTGACTTCCCGGTTGATGCTGATGAACAACTCCTTGAGCAAATGAAATCAATCCTTTCCCAATGGAATGGCAAGTAAAATTGCAACACTTACAACTAAAAACTAATTAATATACAAATGAACGCAAAAGAAACATTGAAGGAAATCCGCACAATGCTTGGATTCTCTGACGAAGAAATCAAAGTCGAGATGGCAACCGCCACATTGACTGATGGAACTGTAATCACTTACGAAGGCGAATTGGCGGTAGGAACTGCCATCTTCGTTCAAACTGCTGAGGGTGATATCCCAGCACCTGATGCAACCCACGAAGTTGAAGGTGGATTGTTGGTGACAACCGTTGGTGGTTTAGTTACTGAAATCGTTGAACCTGAAATCGAAGTTGAAGTAGAAGCCGAAGAGTTCGCAACCGTATCTGCATTTAACGAAGTAGTTGCCAAGATGGAAACTGCCATTGCTGAATTGACTGCTAAGGTTGCAACATTGACTGCATCTAACAACAACCACAAAGAAGCAATGAGCAAAGCAATCGACTTGATTGAGAAAGTTGCTGACTTGCCTTCAGAAGAACCAACAAAAACTCCCGTTTCAAACAAAAAGAACGACCAGTTTGAAGCATTGAAAAAATTCAAAAACGCAATAAACAAATAAAACTATGTCATTTTCCGTAGGAACACTCGCAAACTACACCAATGAGCAGTCAACTGACTTGTTGGTAAAAGCCCTTTTTGGCAGCAAAACTGCAACCTTGTTGCAATCTTCTAACCAAGTTCAAGTAGGTATCAAATCTGCATCTGCTTTGAACATCCTTGCTTCAACTGTTTTCTTCCAGGCAGACGGTTGTGGTTACAATCCATCAGGTACAACTGCCTTCACTCAACGCACTATCACCGTTGGTGCAGTGAAAGTTGAAGAGACTTTGTGTCCTAAAACTTTGGAAGCAAAGTGGATGCAAACTCAAATCATGCCCGGTTCACCAACAATGATTCCTTTTGAAGAGCAAGTAGGTGCTGAAAAGGCTGCCGTTATTGCACAAACTTTGGAAGTTGCAATGTGGCAAGGTGATACCGCTTCAGGTAACCCTAACTTGAATCGTTTTGACGGATTCACCAAAATCGTTTCTGCCGCTTCTCCAGTATTGGCGAACGCTTCACCAACAACTTTCACAACCGTAACTGCTGCAAACATTGATGACATCTTGGATCAAATCTACGCTAACATCCCTGCTGCCGTTGCTGAAAAGAATGACTTGGTTTGTTTCGTTGGTATTGATGTTTACAAGTTGATGTTGGTTAACTTGAAGAACGCCAATTTGTTTCACTATGTGGCTGATGCTGCAACTGAAATGGAAATGGTTTATCCTGGAACTAATATGAAGTTGATCGCCGTTGGTGGTTTGAACGGAACAAACAAAATTCACGCTGGTTCTTTGTCAAACTTCTTTATGGGTACTGACTTGATTGACGAGCAAGAAGAAGTGAAAATGTGGTATTCACAGGACAACGATGAAGTTCGTGTTCGTTTTACTTTCAAGGCTGGTGTTCAGGTTGCATTCCCCGGAGAAATCGTTTACTTCACCCTTTAATCTAAGGTAGGATGGCTTGTTTATTAACATCAGGATTTACCCTTGATTGCAAAGAAGCAATCGGGGGTATCAAAAGCATCCACTTAATCAGTTGGACTGCATCAAAGTTTACCGTTGTTAGTGGTGTAGTTACTGCAACAACTGTGGTGAGCGGTGATGTATACACTTACGAGCTACCGAAAGCAACCGGCTCAATGACAAACACCACAAATGTGAGCATTGAGAACGGCACATCTTTCAACCAAGCAGACATTGCGTTCAAACTTCGCAGATTGTCAACAACCAAACGCAACGAGATGAAACTCCTTGCACAAGGTCGTTGCTATTGCATCGTTAAAACCAACAATGACGAGTATTGGTTAGCCGGTAAGGACTTGGGTTGTGATGTGACTGCAATGGTCGCCAACACGGGTACTGCAATGGGTGACTCTACTGGATATGAGGTGACTCTATCCGCCATTGAAGCTGAAGCACCATTCTTGGTACAAGCATCAGTGATCACAACATTGGGCATTTAATTCTGCTTGATTCATAGAGAAGAGGGGTGGGCATTTGCTCACCCTTTTTTGTTACATAAAAGACAAGTCGCTATTTTCTCTTGATGTTGTTGATTACAAAAGCCGAATCCAAAAATTGGTATTTAACGCTGACCGAAAAAGTCACGATTGCGAATCCTAAATTCCTATTTAGTATGACGCATTTGTTGACTGATCAAGTGGTGAATGTAATCTTGGCAGACATCTCCACACAAACGGAGAGATACAACAAATTTGCAGTAGTTGAAGGAACGACATTCACTCTCTTGAATGGCGAGTACGAATATAAAGTTTACGCACAAACATCAGCGGTCAACACGAATCCTGATCTTGCCAATGAGTTTGTAGAAATCGGAGTTTTGAAATGTCAGTTAGTTGACCAACCTGAAGTGTTCTATTCACCAGCGTGAACAAGCAACACAACATATTGCCAACATCACCGGTTGATGTATTCTTTGGGTTAGCAACTCAGAGTGGTGATTTGTTGCTCACTCAAGATTATGATTTTCTTGGATTTGATGGAATTGCTTTCATTGATTCGAAAGAATACAACCCCACACTCATTCAGAAGCAATCTAATCGCAGTTTGACAAGTAAGGTATATAAACCCACACTTGCATCAAAGAAGATTGACTACACGCTAAATTTGAAAACTTACAACTTTGCAGAATCAAAGAAGCAAAGGAACATCAGTCAGAGTGCAAAGAGTTATGTTCCAAGTTTGTCATCAAAGCAAAACAACATCACGCAAAGTGCGAAGAGTTACACACCAAATCTAAGTGAAACAATCATACAAGATGACTTTGATTTTTTAGTGACCCAAGATTTGAACTTTCTCACGACTCAAAATGGTGACTACATCGGTTTTGATAGTGCATTCATTGGATATTTACTCACAACAAACAACGAGTTTATGAGAACTCAAGACGGCAACTTTTTAGAATTATGAGCAACAAGAGAATAACTGACCTAACCGAATTAACAACCCCGACAACGGATGATGTGTTTCCAGTTGTTGACATAGCAACCAACACAACCACAAAAGTTCAGTTGGCAAACTTGCCGGTGCAAACTGCGGTCACAACTGCACTTGCTACCAAACAAGCAACACTTGTATCAGGCACAAACATCAAGACGGTAAACTCAACCACATTGCTCGGAAGCGGAGATGTCGCAGTTCAAGAAACTCTTGTAAGCGGAACAAATATCAAAACGCTTAATTCCGTTTCCTTACTTGGAGCGGGTAACATCGTGTTAGCGGCTACACCAAGCGGTGTGAGTGGTGCGATTCAGTTCAGCAATGGAAGTGCGTTTGCAAGTGATGCTACAAACTTCTTTTGGGATGATACCAATAATAGGTTGGGGATTGGTACGAATGCGCCTTTATACGGAACTCAACTTCAATCCGACACAAGCGGTGCAAATACTTTGATATGGTCACGAGCGGCGGGAAGTTTGAATACAAGTGGAATTATATTTTCAGTTGCAGACAATACGGTTTCGGGAAATCAATACCACAAGGGGGGTATATTTTTCAAGGGTGATGGTGCTGGTGCGGGTAGGGGTTCATTGATTTTGGTTAGTAATACCGCCAATGATGCAAGTGTGGCAAGTTCGTCAAATGTTGGTATTGCCCTTTTGTCAAGTGGTAATAATAGTATTGGAACTTTGAGTGATTTAAGTGCAAGGGTCGGCATCAAAGGCAGTGGCTCAACATCCGCCACTACATCGCTTTTGGTGCAGAATAGTGCGGGGACGGCAATTTTAACCGTAAAAGATGGAGGTTCAGATAAGCAAGTTGTAATGAATTCTTTACTTGTTGGCAATTTTGATATTGCAGGATCAATTATTCAAATAGGTACTGGAAATAATCCTATTTTTAGGTCAAGCAATGGAATAGCTTTTAATAGCGATTATTCATCCGCAAACGCTTCCGCTCAATTAGATGTATCATCTACAACTAAAGGTTTCTTACCACCCCGAATGACAACAACCCAAAAGAACGCCATCGCCACCCCTGCGGCTGGGTTGACCGTCTACGACTCTACAACAAACAAATTACAATGCTACAATGGTAGCACTTGGAACGATTTATTTTAATTTTGTAAATATATGAAAGCAATTCAAATTAATACAAGCGTAAACCTAACAAGCGGTTTATCAATCCCATCGGGTTCAATCGTAGTCATCGCAGAAGGTTACGCAGATGTAAAAAGTAAAACACAACCCAATCCGATAACGGGCAAAGAGGCGTTTATTCCCGCCCAAATCGCAACATTTGTATTTGCAAGTGTTCAAGCATTGGCAGAAGGCAAAGCACCGATACAAGGGATTGAGGATTTTAACACCACTTTTTCCAACCTTGAATTAAGCGTTGCGGATTACGAAACCAAGTCAGCCGAAGTGCTTTTGGTGAACGCAGTATTCAATGCTTTGGATTTGATTTATCCAACACAGGTAGAAATCATCAATTTGTGAAACTAAGCGGTCGTAGTTGGATCGCTTTAATAATTGCGTCAGTCATTATGCTGACCTTTCTTTCCGTGCAATCCGCACTTGTTTTCAAATACATTGAGCCGACCTATAAATCGGCTCTTTTTGGCTATTGGTCAATTATTGCCTTTATGCCTTTTTTCTATTTTGTCGTGATTGAGTTCGTCAGAAAAGCACGACATAAATTCCAATCAATAGATGATACATTTAATGCCATTGATGCCAGTAATATCCTGTTAGAGTTTGACAAGGATGGCACAATCACAAAAGCCAATCCAAAGTTCTACACAGTTCTCGGCTATGATGACATTATTGGACAATCGCACAAAGTTCTTGTTGCGGATTTTGTTGCATCACAATGGCAGTCGTTTTGGAATGAGCTGAGAGTTGGCAGATTCAAGCAAGGAGAATATCAACGGCTCAAATCCGATGGCTCAGAGATTTGGCTATTTGGTAACTACAACCCCATCAAAGATCCATACGGTGAAGTTTACAAAGTGATGCTGATTGCAACCGACATCACCGACAAGAAGATAATTGAAGCGGATGTAAACAAAAAGAATTCCTATTTGGAACACGCTGCGAAGATTCTCCGACACGATATGCACTCAGGAATCAACACATACATTCCTCGTGGATTGAGTTCCTTAAAACGCAGATTGTCTGAAGAGCAAATCAAGGAGTTAAAGATTGATGCACCCTTGCGAATGATTGAAGAGGGATTGACCCACACACAAAAAGTGTACAAGGGAGTAAAGGAATTCACCAACCTGGTGAAGGCGGATGCACAACTTGAAAAGAATGAGTTTGATCTGCGTGAAATCCTAATCAGTTACCTGAGTTCTACCAGTTATGAAAAGCAAGTTGTCATTGAAGAACTACCCATTATTGAAGTAAACGAGTCATTGTTTTGTACTGCGGTGGACAACCTAATCAGAAACGGATTAAAGTACAACGATAGTTCAACAAAGGTGATTCGCATATTTGCGGAGGGTGAGTATCTTTGCATCGTTGACAATGGTCGTGGAATGAGTCAAGAGGATTTGATTCAATGGTCGCAACCATACAAACGGAAAGAAAATCAGAAAGAAGCTGGAAGCGGTTTGGGTTTGAACATTTGTATTGCGATAATGGATGAACACAAATTCCCGGTAACTGCTGAGAAATTAGAAATAGGTACAAAATTAAAGATAAAAATACGATGATTGATTCCATATTGCTTGTAGATGACGAGGATTTATTCCACTTAGTTTTTGAAGATTCTTGTTCTTTACTGGACATCACACTTTCCCTCCAGAGTTTAACATCTTCAGACGAAGCCGACCGACTATTCAAGAAGTGGTTCAATGAAGGTCCTGTGGAAGATAGACCCGAATGCGTGTTTGTGGATTTGAACATCATCGGCAGTTCGTTTGATGGGATTGAGTTGATCAGAAAAATCAACACGGAGTACGGCAACGGTGTTGTCATCGGAATCATCTCCAGTTCAGACGATAAACAAGAAATTGACAAGGCGAAATCCGTTGGAGCTCAGTTTTGGATTATTAAATCAGATGAGATTGAGCCGAGATTGGAATCCTTTCGCAGAGATTATGAAGGGTACAAGAATAAAACTGCTCCGTTTAAGGTATACAAGTGATTCTCAGCAATGATACTGCCCAACAACTACTCAACCTATGGAAAACAAAAAAGGTTGGTTTAGAGGGCAATGTCTTGAAAGTCATTCAAACAACGGATGAGGAATTCCAAAGGTACATTGACGAAGCAAAGCAGCGTGATCAAGAAACAAGACGGAAACGATTAGAGATTACCAAACAAGTCCAATCTCAAAACAAGGACTTAATTGAAAGCCAAGCGGATCGTGAGAAGTTGATGATTGATTTGCAAGAATCACTTGCACAATCTGAGATGCTTAAAAACGCAGCCGTTGAGGATTTGGAATCACTACAAAAACGCACTCAATTTGAACTGATTGGATTGATTGTAAAGGTCGCATTGTCGGTGATTGGTGCGGTTTGTATCTTGACCACTATACTTTACTTGTATGTCATTAGTAAGGGGTTGAATTCTACGATCATTGAAACTACCTGGAGCAATCTATTTGGAATCATCTTGACCAACTCGTTCTCCATCATTGGAACGATTATGGGCGTGAAACATATGGCAGATAAAAAATAATGGAAAAGGACTTAAAAGACATACTTGAACCTTACATCGTCAGCATCTTTGCCGGTGCTATGGTTGCACTTCTGATCTTCGGATGTATGTTCTTTGTTGATCAGTATTTTATGAACAAAGACAAAAAGCAACACAAGAAGTAATTTTCTATTTGTCTGCGTGGCATCTACTATCAAAAAACCTTCAGCACTTCCAGTTAGTTTTGACCAATTTCGTAAGAATCCAATTGCCGCAGTTGCTTTTTGTATGCTTGTGGCTGTCAGCTATCTTTACATTGACCTTCGTTCAGGGTATAAAGAGCAGATTGAAAAGAGTAATCACAAGATAGATCAACTTGATATTAAGATTGACCGATTGACCTACGCCCTGAAGCGTTCGGATTCTGCATTGGCATCTGCCATCACGGAGATTCGCATAATGAATACTATGAAGAAACTATGAAACACATCACATTGCTTTTTGTCGCTTGTTTTTTTGTGGGGATTATTGCCACACCAATTAAAAAGACCAAGTCAGTACCTGTTGACGAAGTGGAACTGATGCTCCAAAAGATATCTGAGAATTTAGAGATGGCATCGGTTGCAACTGCACAAGCAAAAGCAATGGGTGAGAAGATGGTCGCTGAGAAAGTTGAAGAGAAAGCACAGTTAAAAGAAGCCGTTGCCATTGCCGAGAACAAGGTTGATGTGATGACCAAGAAAGTTGAAGTGTTTTCAGCCAAGATGATTGGTGCTGGACTTGATACAAGCGAAGTGCCATTGAAACTATCAGGCAAGGCATACGATGCGTGGTTGAACTATGTTGAAGAAGGTGGTAAAGAGGACTTTGAGTATTTCCGTTTATACATATTTAACTAATGGCAAAGGCAACCAACACATCCACATTTAGAGCGAAGCCAAAGAATAAGCTCCGCAGACATACCAAGCACAAAAACAAACATAAGTCAACCAAACCATATAATAAACAAGGAAGATGACAAGAGAACAAATTGAAGCTGCGATGATCAAGAAGGGATTCGCTTATTTCTCAACTGGAGAATTGAATCTGAACATCATCGGTGTTCGCCAAAGTTCAACCGGCAACAAGGTGACAAACCTATTTGATGACTTTCTAACTCTAAGCTACAAACACAACGGTGCTTGGGTATTCAAAAAGTGGGCAGCGACAACTGATCCAGGAACAAAAGGCGTGAAGGAATTTCACAACGCTGCTGGTGTTGCTCGTTTGGTTGCTGGTCAATATCGTGGTTCACACGCTATCGGTTTGCATCAAGGCAAATATGAAGCGTTGAAACAAGCGAAGAATGTCAAAGTTTATCGTGATGCGAACAAGGATATGACCTATGATGAAAGCAAAATTCAAGAAGGCGTGTTCGGAATCAACATCCACAAAGCCGGTGCAGATTCTACCTATGTTGAGAACTGGAGTGAGGGTTGTCAGGTGTTCAAGAAGTCAGCTGACTTTGACGAGTTTATGGTCATCGTTAAAAAAGCCGCAGCATTGCACGGGAATTCATTCACTTACACATTATTAAACTCAAACGAAATATGAAGTTTTT